TTTAATTGATAGTATGGCAGAACTTGTAGGACTTAAAGAAAAATTTGATGCAAGTAAACCATTAGTAATACAAACAGGAGACGTAGGAATAACACCTGAAGAAGGTGTATTAGGTCATATCCAGAAACGTAGAATGGAATATAGTAAAGAGTTGACCAATCTATATGCAAGCCAGCAAAAAGGTATTAAAGATGTTGTTGATGCATACAATGAAGAAAATCAAGCACTACTAAAAAATATTCAATTAGACGCCATTTATATGGATATGTCTGAAAATGAAGTTGAAATTCAAAAGACATTGACTGAAATTTATGATCGCAATACTAAAGCAATCGAAGATTTAAGAGAAAGAAAAGCAGAATTAACCGATCAAGAAGTACGTGCTGGATTAGCAGATTTAATTCAAGAACAAATTAACAAATTACAAGAAAGTTTAAGAGTTGATCAAGAAGTTACAAGAAGTGCAATTGAAAATTTACAAAAACGCCGTGATGCTCAAGATCAATTAATTAAACAAACTGAATTATTTAAATTACAATTAACTGATGATGCTGCCATAAAAGCCTTGCAAGATCAAATTGCATTGATACAATTATATGGTGAGGAATTAGAAAATGCAACTATTGCGTTAGAAGTTAGCCAATCATTAGAACAATCTTTACTAGAATTACGCAAACAAGAATTAGATTTAATTGACCGTAAAGGACAATTAACTAAAGAACAATTCCAACGCGAATTGGCACAGATTGAAGCATTACGTCAGGCTGCATATAAACGTGCTGGTGATGAAATTGATGCACGTACACAAGTTAAAGAAGCACAGCGTGTTGCCGATGAAGATGCAAATTTAGGCATAAAAAAATATATTGACGAATTAGAAAAATCAGTTTCACCTGCTAAACGTGCATTGGAGAGTGTACAAAGTGTATTTGGTAATATGGAAAATGCACTAAACACATTTGTAACAACTGGTAAATTTAAGTTTAAAGATTTTGCATTATCAGTTATACAAGACTTGTTATTAATACAAGCTAAAGCAGCACTAGTCTCAGTATTCAAGGGTGTCTTAAAAGGATTAGGTATCTTTGGATTTGCAGAAGGTGGTAGCCCACCAGTGGGCAAAGTAAGTTTAGTTGGTGAAAAAGGTCCTGAATTATTTGTACCTAGACAAGCAGGCACAATCATACCAAATGACCAATTAACAAGTAAGGCAAAAGGTACAGGTATGGTAAATGCACCCGTAACAAATAATTATATTACTAACAACATTAATGCATTAGATGCCAAGAGTGTTGCACAGTTGTTTGCCGAAAATCGTAAGACATTGTTAGGTGTGACTGAAACAGCACGTAGAGAAATGGCATACGGAATGTAATAGGAAAATATCATGGCAGGATTACAAACAATTATAAACAAAGCAAGTAGTCTTACAATAGACAGACGTAAAGTAGTGGGTGTACAAATTACACGCAACGAAATACCACGCACTAGTTTAACACCTACAAAACAGCCATGGCGTATGACATTAACTATGCCTAGTAGTTTACGTTATTACAATAATCGTGATTTACTCGAGGCTTTAGATACATTAGATCGTTATCAACCTGAACTTGTTACTTTTAGTGATAACGCATGTTTAAGTTGGATATTTAGATATCAAGGTAGTTTAAGCACTAATCAATTGAATACTATTACGGTACAAAGTTTTACAGGTAATCAATTAGTATTGACTAATTTACCTGCTATACCTAGTACTAGAGTTATATTTCAACCTAACGATTTAATACAAATTGGTAGTCATACATATCCATTTACAAGCACAACGCAAGTAACACGTGGTAGTACTACAACAATAACAATCACAACAAACAGACCAAATATAATTACATCAAGTGTCGTAGGCGATAGCATAACAGTAGGTAATGATTGTGAATTCTATATGTTCTGCCCAAACATGCCAACATACAAATTGATACCTGGTGGTTATGTGCGTAGTGGAAGTTCTACTTTAAATAATGCATTATTAGAATTTAATGATGACTTTACACTCTATGAGTGGACAGGAACCGCATAATGGAAACAATACCACAAGTAAGTAATAATGCTACGCAAATCAATAGCGCAGAGTTTGTTAAATTAACAATTTTTAACGAATATCCACCTACAACTGCTGCAAACATTACTGCCAATACAACTTACATTATACAAAGCAGTGGTAACACTGCCTGGACTAGTATAGGTGCAAGTAGCAATGCTGTTGGTACATTCTTTACTGCAAATGGTGCAGGAACAGGAACAGGAACAGCAAGTAACGTAACAGTTATTACTGCAAGCAGTAGTTACAAAAATGAAACTATAGATGGTAATGTTTATCTGGCATTAGGTGGACTACTAGCAGTTGGTAGTCAACAACGCAATATACGTGTAACTCAAGGTGATACAAGTGTATCATTAAGTGGTATAGATGGTAATAACATTTATAACGTACTTTCTACAAAAATACGTGGTAGTGAGTTAGAAATTAGTCGTGGTTTCTATGATGCTAATATGGTACTAGAAACACCAGTATATCCACGTTTTCGTGGCATAGTTACAACCTATGGTATAACAGAAGATCGTGAAGGTCAAGAAGATAACTTCACTGTAAGCGTTGGCGCTAGCAGTTATAAAACTGTATTGGAAAACAGAATTGCAGGAAGAAAAACAAACAAGGAAAGTTGGCAATTTTTTAATCCAACAGATACTAGCATGGATAATGTATATAGTATAAGTGGCGTACAATTTGACTTTGGACAAGATCCTAAAGGTAAGACAGTTGTACCAGGTGGTGGTGGTTTTCCAGGAGGTGGTGGTGGAAGACCATATGATCCAGGTGGACAATATAGAGAAGATTAAACAAATGAATATTAGATTAGCAAATAAATTTGATTTACCATACTTTACAAAACTTGTACACGAAATACATAAACGTGGCGAGATAGGTGATTTTCCTGTAAAAATAAATGACGAATATATCAACGCAATGTTTGTTAGCACAATACATGGCGCTGGTATTAGTTTAATTGCAGAGAGTGATAGTACTGTAGGTATGCTAACAGCAATCATAAGTCCAAATATTTGGAGCGAAACAACACTAGTAATGAACCAAATATTATTATATGTTGATGAAGAATATCGTCATACAAGAGCAGGATACATGTTACTTAAAAAGTATGAAGAACTTTGTGAAGAGTTAAAGAGCAAAGGTCGCATACATTATTATACATTAAATAGTGCTAAATCAATGTTTGATTTAGATTTCACACGTTTTGGTTATACTAAAATAGCAGAAACATGGGCGAGTTTAGGAGAGTAATATGGCACCAGTAGTCGCAGTCGTAGCAAAAGTAGCAACAGCAATATTTGCTAAAGTAACCTTTGCTGCTGTAGCCAAGTTTGTAATTACTACTGCATTAAGCATTGGTGTTAGCAAATTATTAGCAAAACGTGCTATGAGTGGTGCTAGTGCAGGTGGCAATGGTGGTGGTCGTGTACAATTACCACCAGCAACTGATAATAAAATACCAGTAGTATATGGTAGTGCATTTATTGGTGGTAGCATTATTGATGCTTACTTAACACCAGATCAAAAAACAATGTATTATGTTGTTGCTTTTGCAGAAGTTACTGATACTAGTCCAGGATCAGAAATATCATATGGCGACATTTATTATGACGGTAAACTTGCTACATTTACTAGTGATGGAGTAGGTGGCACAACTAAGGTAAGTATATTAACAAATAATAGTACCAATCCAGTACAACAAGATACACGCATTAACAATTTTTTAAACATTTATTTGTATAAAAATGGTAGTGATGGTGCAACAAGTGGTACTAACACTACACAAAATGCCTATGATGTAATGCCAAATTGGGGCAATAGTACATATGCAATGACTAATTGTGCTTTTGCTATTGTAAAAGTAGGTTATAGCACAGATGCTGGTACTACAAGTTTAGGTGCAGTAACAGCACAAATTAAAAATACAGAAAGTGGACAAGCAACTGGTGAATTTAGACCAGGTAGTGCTATTAAAGATTATATGCTTAATACACGCTATGGTTGTGCTATACCATTAAATGCTATTGACACTGTAAGCTTAGATAATTTAAACACTTATAGTAGTCAAACAATTACTGTTACAGGTGGTCCAAATCCTACACAACCAAGATATCGTGTTAATGGTCCACTAGATACAGCAAGTAATTGCTTAAACAATTTACAATTTTTAGTAGATACATGTGATAGTTGGTTACAATATAGCGAACTTACTGGTAAATGGAAAGTTGTAATAAACAAAGCATATACACAAAGTCCTGATGCACAAACAACTAATGATTTGTTTGTTGTAAACAGTAGTAATTTAGTTGGCGGTATAGAAATTAGCCCTATTGATCTTAATGAAACTTACAATGAAATAGAAGTTGCATATCCTAATTTTAATATTAAAGATCAAACTGACTATCAAATTATTGATTTGTTTGATACAAATCCAAGTTTATTAAGTCAAAATGAGGCAGTTAATAGATTAAATGTAACATTACCATTAGTCAATAATGCTGTGCAAGCAAAATATTTGGCTGCACGTAGAATTTACCAAAGTCGTGAAGATTTAGTCATAAGTTTTAGAACTGACTATAGTGGTATACAAGTAGAAGCAGGTGATGTCATTCGCGTCTATCATGAAACATATGGTTGGGATGCAGACAATGGATACCCTGATGGTAAATTATTTCGTGTAAGTGAAGTCATTGAAGAAAAAGATGCTGAAGGAAATTTATTCGCAACATTTAGGTGTTTTGAATACAATGCTACTGTTTATGTAGATAATCCTGTAGAAGATTACATACCAGCATTTAATACAGGATTAAAAGATCCTAATATTATAAGCAATCCTGGCACACCTACAGTTGCACTAAATCCTGACGAAAGTGGTACTGTTACAAGCTTTACAGTAACAAGTAGTGTACCCGACGATGGACTTGTATTATATATGGACTTTAACTATGGTAATAGTAGTAACGTCTTACAACATAGATTATATCGTACAGTACAACAAAGCAATGGTGCACCTTTTACAAATAGCGATAGTGGTAATGCAGTTTATAATTATGCAAATGTAAGTATAAATGATTTACCTGCAGGAACATATTACTGGAGTTTAACAGCAAGAAATAATGGTAGTGGTGCACGAAGCAGTGCAAGCGCACCTTTTGTCTGGCCAGGCGCTGGCATCAATCAAGCAAACATTATTGATGCAAATGGCGTATTCAGCAGTGGTAATATTTTAACAAGTAACAATGCGATACCTAACTTAGCAATCAATGCTAATGTATATTTGGTGAGTGGTACTGGTCAATTAGCAAATAATACTTACATCACTAGCATTAATAGCACAACTCCTACTGCAAACTTTGTTGTTTCACCAACACCTGTAGTTGCATTAGTAAACGCAGAAATTCAAGTCATACGTGGTGGTATTAATGGTAATGCAATTGTACCTAATACTATGCCTGGTAATCGTGTGCAACCTAACACATTACCTGGTAATACTTTAATAGGTAATACTGTAAATGGTAACGTATTGATAGGTAATACTGTTAATGGTAATGTAATTATTGGTAACACTGTCAATGGTAACGTGTTGATAGGTAACACTGTAAACGGTAATGTTATCATTAGCAATACAGTTAATGGTAACGTATTAATTGCAAACAGTGTAAATGGCAATACAATAATTGCTAACACTATAAATGGCAATACAGTTATTGCAAATACACTTAACGGTAACACCATAATTGCTAATACTTTAAATGGTAATACGATAAAAGCAAATACGTTAAATGGTAATACTATTACTGCTAACACACTTAATGGTAATACAATAATTGCGAATACGATTGATGGTAATACAATTATTGCCAATACGATTGATGGAAACACAATCATTGCTAATACTATTGATGGTAATAGAATAATTGCTAATACATTAAATGGTAATACTATTACTGCCAACACACTAAATGGTAATCGTATTGTAGCAAATACTTTAAATGGCAATACTGTAATAGCAAATACACTAAATGGTAACACTATTACCGCTAATACTCTTAATGGTAATACAATCATTGCCAATACATTAGATGGTAATACTATTATTGCTGGCACAGTGACTGGTATAGTAATTGCTGCTAACACATTAAATGGCAACACAATTATTGCTAACACATTAAATGGCAATACTGTTATAGCCAATACGCTCAATGGTAATACTGTTATAGCAAACACATTAAACGGCAACGCCATTACTGCAAATACTATTAATGGTAATAGCATAATTGCAAACACTATTGATGGTAACACAATTATTGCAAACACGATTAATGGTAATAGCATTATTGCTAATACCATGAATGGTAATCGTATCGTTGCAAATACACTTAATGGCAATACAATCATTGCTAATACGTTAAATGGCAATAGCATTCAAGCCAATACAATGAACGGTAACGTTATAGTTGCCAATACATTAAATGGTAATACGATTATCGCAAATACTGTAAATGGTAATAGTTTAATTGCCAATACAGTCAATGGAAATATTATAATAGCAAATACTATTAATGGTAATGCAATAGCAGCAAACACGTTAAATGGTAATACAGTTATTGCTAATACATTAAATGGTAATAGCATTCAAGCATTTAGTATCAATGGTGGTGTAGCGTTTATTGCTGGTACTATTCAAGCACAAGCAATTGCTGCTAATACAATTACATTTGAAAACTTAGCAATCGGTGCTGTTACACAAAGTAAGAGTACGATTAGTGATCCTATTGTTCAACCAGTACCATTTACAAATGTGCCTAATGTCTGGCCAAATAACACACGTTGCATTATACCTGCTGGTGGTGTAACAATTGTTCCTAGCACAGATCCTGGAAGCAGTGCTAATACAGAATATACAGAAGGTAGCCGTATACAAATAAGTTGGGCAGTTAAAATGTATGTTGATCCAGGTAGTGGAAACGTTGGTAATCAGTGGAGTGATTACAACTTAATTGAAATCTGGAAATCAGGAGCAAGCAGTGTATTTGATCGTGGTATTAATACTTTACGTCAAATTTATGACGTAAGTGGTAATGCTAATAGCGCAAGTAATCAACAATTGGTTGCATATGGTTATGCACCTAGTGGATTAGACTTAACAAGTATTGATGGTGGTAATAGTTGGACAACTGTTGAAGCAAATAGTACAAGTAAAACAATCACTGGTGCATTTACATTTAGCAGTAGTAATGTTAACGCATTACCACGAACTGGATTTGGTACAAGCATAGTTGGTCCTTATACTACTCGTAGTTTTAGCGATAGTGGTCTAACTTATGTAGGCACAGGTACTAGAGATGCCAATAATTATGGTACAGGTAATGCATTATATTTTACAAGTAAACCAACTGGTTTATCTGGTAACGGTGTAGCATATCGTACAAGTACAGGTGGTAATATTACTAGTGGATATCAATCATCATTTTTATCACTAGAATTTAGTCCTGCTACAGGTGGTAATGGTTATCCATATAGAAGAGCAGATCAAACAGGAGTTGCCAATACATCAGGTGGTTATATTTTAACAGGAACCAATGGTGACATTTTTTATGGCAATTCATTAATTGGTGGACCTGCAGGAAGTGGTACGAGTGCAATAGGATATGATGCACGTTTAAATCGTGAAAACATACCTAACTTGTTTAAGGACATCTATGCAAGTTATAGTAATCCTACAGAAGCCAATGGTACAACTTATACAGCAGTTGTTGTAGGTCAAAGTGGTACAATTGCAAGAAGTGAAAGAACAATTAGTGCTAGCGATTATGCTAATAGTTGGACTGCAAAATCAACTTATATACAAGGTGATAATACAAAACCTGTATTAAGTGATTTTTATGCTGTTGCTGGTGACAATACAGATAATAATCCTGCAACAAGTAAATGGGTTGCTGTAGGTCAGTATGGTATGATACAAGTTAGCACAGATGATGGTGACACATGGAACCAGGTATTTTTAGGTAACAGTGTAACTTGCGACTTTAATGGTGTACGCTATGGCAATGGTAAGTGGGTAGCAGTAGGTGATGGTGGTAATATCTATGTTAGCAGCAACGCTGCAAATGCTAATAGTTGGACACAAATTAGTACAAGTAATTTAAATTACACAAATGGTACCAATTATGGTAGCATTTATGGAAATAGCAACAATAGCAGACAGTTAAACACAGTAAACTATAATGGTGAGTGGAATACTTGGAGCATAGGTGGTCAAGGTATCATTTTATATAGCAATAATAATGCGAATACATTTACAGTTGCATATGAACAAGCACCTAGCGAAACGTATGATTTAACTAGACTGACATTCTTTGGTAGTTGGCCAAACGTTGCTAATGTCAGCAGACCACCTGTTGAACAACGTGTGTTAAATAACCAAGTATTCAGCGGTACTATTTTAGATACAGGATATGTCGCAGGACAAGAAACAACATATTATCTAGTAATAGGTAACATGAATGGAAATACAATACTTGCTGGTCAAATATTCTTGCAAGTACAAGAGATAAAACGATAATAAATAATATAAAGGAACACATATATGTCTTTACTATTAAATGGCGCAAAAACAATGACGATAGCAGGCACAGAGATGCAGTGCCTGGAAATCTATACAGGAGAGGCATATACTTTCCCTATTAATTTTACTGATCAAAATGGTAACGCTGCTAATGCTAACGTACCCAATCTTTGGACTATCAGTTCAACTGCAAAGTATTACACACTAGATACTGTAACTTACAATGACACAAATACAGAAGTAACATTAGGCAACTTAACATTAAGTAATAATCAACCTAATGCTGCAAATTATACATTAGTTACAGCCTGGAGTAATAGTGCAAATGGTTCAGCATATTTGTACATTGGTGATGATATTACAGGAAATGGAAATAGTACACCTACAGTATCATTGGCAAATACTACAGCAAATAGTGTTTTATTCTTAGTAACTCTTAAAATAGAAAAAGAAAGTTCAAGCAATAGTAGTTTAACAGATATTAATAGAGAACCAATAGGCTTTATTGTAAGGTATCAATAATGTCAGACATACAAGCAAATATTGTAGTAGCAACTAATCCTATTACAATACAAACAACTACTAATGACATTACTTTATCGCCTACACCTATACAAATGAGTATAGTGAATGGTTTTGCAGGTGAAAATGGTGCAACAGGTGCTACTGGACTGACAGGTGCAACAGGAATAGGTGCTACAGGACCAACTGGTGCAACTGGTCTAACAGGTCCTACAGGACCTACAGGTCCTACTGGAGCAACTGGACCTATTGGTGCTACAGGACCTAGTGGTGGTCCAACTGGTGCAACTGGCGCTACAGGTGATACAGGAAGTACTGGACCTACTGGACCTACTGGCGCAACAGGCGAAACAGGTGCCACTGGATTAACAGGTGCGACAGGCATTCAAGGTGCCACAGGAATAGGTGCCACTGGTGCCACAGGAATAGGTGCAACTGGCGCTACAGGACTGACAGGTACTACAGGACCTAGTGGTGCTACTGGAGCAACTGGACCTATTGGTGCTACAGGACCTAGTGGTGGTCCAACTGGTGCAACTGGCGCTACAGGTCCTGCAGGTGGCATTAGTGGAGGTACATTAACAGGTAATATTGATGCAAATAATTTTAATATTACTAATGCAAATTTAATGTCTGCAAATATCATTACTGTAAATGATAGATTAGTACCAGATGCAAATGCAGGGGCAAATATAGGTAATACTTCAACTAGATTTAGTAATGCCTGGATTGTAACACTTAACACTACAACAGTTTCAGCAACTAACGTAAATGGAACTACATTAACTGCATCAGGAAATATATTTTGTAATACTGGTGATGTTCAAAGCAATACAGTATCAGTAGTAAATCAATTAAGTGCAGGAAGTGCAAATATTGCTAACATTTATAAT